CAAAAGAAAAGATCATTTAAATACAAATGGGGCGAATTGAAAACCTACATATCGCCCTTTTTAACCGAATTGCTAACGGGCATTGAAATATGTGTGCCCTATAACAATTACGATAAAGACCGGCTATCGGGGGCTATTTGCGGATACGCATCGGATAATTGGGGCGTTGGATCGTATACATACAAGTGCAAGAAAGATGGAATTCACATAATGAGGTTACTATGATGGAACAAAGATCGGATGAATGGTTTGCCGCACGCCTTGGAAAAGTAACCGCAAGCCGCGTGGCGGATGTGATTGCAAAGACAAAAACCGGCCCAAGCGCAAGCCGCGAAAACTATTCAACACAATTGGTGTTGGAAAGGCTAACCAACAAACAAGCGGATAGCTACACCAATGCGGCGATGCAATGGGGCACGGAAACGGAGCCAATGGCGCGGCAAGCCTATGAATTGAAACGTGGGCTATTTGTTAACGAAACCGGCTTTGTGGATCACCCAACGATAGAAATGTCAGGCGCAAGCCCCGATGGATTGGTGGGCACGGATGGGCTGATTGAGGTGAAATGCCCCAATAGCGCCACACACATGGAAACCATGCTAACGCAAAAGGTGCCGGCTAAATACATTCCACAAATGATGTGGCAAATGGCTTGCACCGGCCGCAATTGGTGTGATTTTGTTAGCTATGATCCGCGGTTTCCGGAAAATCTACAAATATTCATTGAAAGGGTGACATACGATCCAACGTATGTGCGGATGTTGGAATTAGAAATTACACAGTTTTTGGATGAAGTTACGAAAAAAGTTGAAATATTAAGGAAATTCAAATGAGCAAAATATTAAAAGAAATCAAAGTTATTAGCGGCACCTACACAAACAAAGATGGCCAACAGAAAAACCGCTATCAAAAGATTGGATCGGTGATTGACACAAAAAGCGGCCCAATGATGAAAATTGATTGCGTGCCGATCGTAAGCGGCGGATGGGATGGATGGGCCTACATGAATGATCCCGTAGAAACGCCCTACGGGGCCCCACAAGGCGCTAAACCGATGGGCCGCGGGGTAAGTGCTATGGATGATGATGTACCGTTTTGATCATGGAAAAAACACTAGAAGACGAGGAATTTGAGCGTATGCTTGCAAAGATAGATTTACAACATACGCCATCTAAAGACAGCCAATTGGTTTCATTGCGCCGTTGGGAAATTGACGAAATGATTCGATTGGCGGTTTTGGCAGAACGTGAGGAGTGTGCAGAATTGATACCTCCGCAATATTTTCATTTTCGTGATTGGATACGAGCAAGGGGAAAAGAATGATTAATGAACTACCAACTGCATTTCCTTGGATGCATAAAGACATTACTTGTACAGGTATGACATTGCGTGATTACTTTGCGGCAAAGGCTATGCAAGCAATTATTGGTAGAGAAGACAACAGATTTACAACAACCCTTGAGTTTGTAGGTGGTAAGGCTTACCAGTATGCAGACGCAATGATAAAAGCAAGGGGACAAGAATGAAAACCAAAGAAGAAATCATAGGAACAAAATTTACTTTTTATAAACCACCTGAGCCAGTTGGTTTCTGGTGTTTGTATGGTGGTGAGCCTACAACAAAATTTGCAATGTTTCAAAAACCAACGGATAAACAAATCAAAAACACAACTGAATTGTTGGGATGGATTTGGGAGGATGCGAAATGACTAAAGAAGCATTACAAATTGCATTAAATGCGTTGACTGATTTTGACTACGACAAACGCATGAAGGCTATTGAAATTATCAAAGAAGCACTAGAAACAAAAAAATGGGTAGGATTGACCGATGAGGAAATTGAAACCATTTATGCAGAGTGCAATGTATGGGACAAATTTGAATACGAGCGAATGCTTGAAGCCAAGCTAAAAGAAAAAAACACTTGACAAACCCAAAATGTGATATAGTGTAATTGCTACAAAGTGTAGTGTTTTTTGCAAAGAAACAAAGGATTTATCATGGGATACCCCAAAATGGAAAAATTGCCAATGGGCGCAAAATCATCTGATCGCACCGGCGAAAAGAATGTGCGCGTGCCAAAAGAGGATAAAGAAAGATTTGTGCCCGGCGCATCAGGGGAAAAAATCCCCCGCGGCGCGTTGTCAAGTGACACATCCGGAGAGCGCAAGCGCCCCATCGAGGGCGGTGTGGGCATGGGCAAGATGGATGGAATTGGCGAAAGACACGCAAGCCACATGGGCCATCACGATGGCCGCTTGGGCGAAATGAAAGGCCATATGGGCGAAAAGACGGTTTACGAACACAAGCGTATGCCGCACATCCAAGACGAAATGTAAGCAAAATGGCCCCAAGGTGACACAAGGGGCCATTTCTAACCACAGTAACTAAGAGGGTAGTTAATATGGCTGATGACAATTGTAAGGTATGCAAGTTTTATTTGGGGCATGACATTGGTTCTTGCCGCAGATATCCTGATTACAAGACCCGCTCACAAAATGAGTGGTGTGGTGAATTTGCGAAGAAACTCTCGGAGGGTGAAGCAGTTGCCGAGACTTTGCCCGAGGCTAATCCCTTGGGCGTTTTTTCCGCTTTGGGCATCAATGAACCAAAGATGCCGGCAACTAAGCGCGGGAGGCCACGGAAATGATTAAGCCATTGCGTGATAAGATATTTGTAAAGCCTATTCAACGAATCCAAATCGATTTGTGGATACAGACGGCGGAGGCACCCACGGTGGGGCATATCACCGCATTGGGCGATGATGCCAAGGATCAGGGGCTAAGTGTTGGGGATAAGATTTATTTCGGCACATTGGCCAAGGATTACAAAGACGAATATCTAAAATACCAAGAATTAAAAGATGAAAATCTAATCGTGATGTCTTGGAAAGATGTGTGTTTTGTGGAGGAAATGGAATGAAAGCCGGTTTATACGCTAATATTCATGCCAAACAGGAACGCATCAAGCGGGAAAAGGCCGCGGGTGAGCCGGTTGAAAGGATGCGAAAACCCGGCACCAAGGGCGCACCAACGGCCGCCGCATTTAAACAATCCGCAAAAACGGCCAAAAAATGAAAACACACGATAAACCAATCCCACACAAGACAACGGGCAAGGGCAAAACCTACAACCCAACGGAAAAGGGGGCCGGAATGACGGCCAAGGGGCGTGCGGAATACAATGCCAAAAACGGATCAAACCTAAAGGCACCGGCACCCAACCCCAAAACCGAAAAGGATAAGGGCCGAAAAGCATCATTTTGTGCGCGAATGGAAGGTGTAGTTAAAAACGCCAAAGGCCCCGCCGAAAGGGCCAAGGCATCACTAAAGAATTGGAATTGCTAAATGCCATTAATCAAATCAACCAAAAAAGAAGCATTCAAAAAGAACATTGAGGCCGAAGTGAAAGCGGGCAAGCCGGTAAAGCAGGCGGTGGCCATAGCATATTCGGAAAAACGTGAGGCGGCCAAAGCAAAGGCGAAAAAGAAATAATGGCAACGTTAGCAGACATTTACAGCAGTATCGATAGCTTTAAACGTAGGCTAAACGATACTATTGCAAATCCAATTCAAAGTTTTCAACAAGGATTGGGAAATGCTAATGATCAAGCTAGGGTTTTAAATCGACAATTAGTAGAATCGGCACAAGAATTTCCCAAATATGGCCTAAAAACACAAGAATTAGCCGGAAGAATGGCGGATTCTTATTCCCCAATGGGAATGTCTGAATATCGTGGAAGTCATACGGCACCAAACGCAAATGTTTATGGCGCTTTTTTGCATGATTTAACCCAAATTATGCCGGCAGATGTTTATTCACATACAGGAAAACAATTGTATGGTGTTGGCGAATCAAATATTGATCATCAATGGAGAATGGCGGCACTAAAAGCAAGAAATAAACCCGATGCGCCTATTGATATTTACAGAGCAGTGCCTAAAGGTATTTCAGACATAAATCATGGTGATTGGGTTACCACAAGTAAAGATTATGCTAAATGGCATGGTGAAAACGTGCTTGATGGTGATTACGATATTGTTAAAAAAACCGTTCCAGCTAAAACATTATCCACAGAAGGTTACCCTTATGAATTTGGTTACCATGAGGAAAATGTTAAATGATTGAAGAAACAAAGCCAATTGGCCGCCCAACACTATATGACCCAAAGTATTGCGATCTAGTTATCGAATTAGGCGCAAAGGGTAAAAGTGTAGAACAAATTTCTACATATTTGGGTGTGTCATTAAGAGTTATGTATGATTGGCGTGATCGTTATCCGGACTTTCTGCACGCCTTGGATGATGCCAAGATAGCGGAGCAAACGTGGTGGGAAGAACAGGCACAGGCATATATGCTAGAGCACAAGGATGGGGCCAAGCTAAACGCAAGTATTTGGTCACGATCAATGGCCGCACGTTTCCCAAAGAAATATCGTGAATCGGTTAAACAAGAAATCACCGGTGAAAATGGCGCACCATTGCTAACAAACATTGCGGTGACGTTTGTAAGCCCAAATGGAAGCTAATATTGAATTCCCGTTAAAACTACAATGCCTATTCCAACCGGCACGCTATAAGGTGTTGTTTGGGGGCCGAGGGGGGGCAAAATCTTGGGGAATAGCTAGGGCGCTATTGATCATCGGCGCTAATAAGGCAACACGCGTGCTATGTGCCCGTGAATTTCAAACATCTATAAGGGATTCCGTTCATAAGCTATTGTGTGATCAAATCACCGCAATGGGGCTAACGGAATTCTATGAAATCACGGATCGAACAATCCGCGGCAAGAATGGATCGGAATTTAACTTTGTTGGCCTAAAGAATAATGTAGCGAATGTAAAAAGCTATGAGGGCGTGGATGTGTGTTGGGTGGAGGAGGCGCAGACGGTTTCTAAGCGATCATGGGATACGCTAATCCCAACGATTCGTAAGGAACAATCGGAAATATGGGTTTCATTCAATCCGGAATTAGAAACCGATGAAACTTACCAAAGATTCGTTATCCACACGCCCGAAAACGCCATTGTGCAAAAGATCAATTGGTCTGATAACCCGTGGTTTCCGGATGTGTTGCGGCTAGAAAAAGACACGCTAAAAGCGCGGGATATGGAGGCGTATAACACGGTGTGGGAGGGGGTTTGCCGCCAAACCGTTGATGGCGCGGTGTTTGCCAAGGAAATCCAATTGGCCGATTTACAAGAAAGAATCGGCAAGGTGCCATACGATGCAACCAAACCCGTTCACGTTGTCTTTGATTTGGGTTGGGCGGATGCCACGGCATTGTGGTTTGTGCAATTCATTGGCATGGAAACGCGCCTAATCCGCTATTTTGAAACATCACAGGAAACCATATCGGCTATTTTGGCCAAGATGCAAACCTTTGGCTATGTGTTTGACACGCTATGGTTGCCACATGATGCGGAAAATAAGACATTGGCGGCGGCGGGGCGATCAATTGAGGAAATTGTGCGGGCGGCGGGCTATAAAACGCGGATTATCCCTAGGACACCAATAGCGGATTCAATTAACGCCGCACGCACGATCTTTAGCAATTGTTGGTTTGATAGAATAAATTGCGCCGATGGGCTACAATGCCTAAGACACTATCGGTTTGAGGTTGATCCGGATACGAAACAGTTTAGCCGCACGCCCTTGCATGATCAGTATTCCCACGGCGCGGATGCGTTTCGGATGTTGGGATTGATGATTCAGGAGCCAAAAAAATTGGTGGTGAAAAAACCCGTTTATGAACCCGCAAATTGGATGGGATAGATATGGCCGATAACCAAACAGAATTCGATCCACGGATTGATGAGGCGAAAAAGTTCTTAAAGTTAGCCAATGACGCGGATACGAATAACCGATCCGAGGCGCTAGAGGATTTGAAATTTGCCGCCGGTGATCAATGGCCGGTTGAAATTCAGAATAGCCGATCACTTGAGGCACGGCCATGCCTAACGATCAACAAGATCGATGCGTATGTAAGGCAAGTCACTAACCAACAAAGACAACAACGCCCGCGGATTAAAGTCCACGGCATGAATAACCAATCCGATGAAAAGATTGCCCAAATACTAACTGGCATATGCCGCCATATTGAGGTGCAATCGGATGCGGATCACGCCTATGACAACGCGTTTAATTACGCGGTGCGGATGGGCTTTGGCTATTGGCGGCTAAAAACGGATTATGTGCGGGAAAATTCCTTTGATCAGGAAATATACATTGAGCCGATACACAACCCATTCACCGTGTATTTTGATCCAAATAGCATCTTGCCGGATGGATCGGATGCGGAAAAGTGCCTAATAACGCAAGTTGTTAGCAAGGAAATATTCCGAAAGATGTATCCCGGCGCGGATGATGGCGCGGGCTTTACACAACGCGGCACCGGCGATAGCAATGCGGAATGGGTGATGCGGGAGGATATCCGGATT